GCATATCCTCGGGGAAATAGCCCCGCTTGCCCACCACAGCCTGCAGCTCCTCCGGCGTGACGTTGTTGGCGCTCATCAGGGGGGCCAGCTTTTCCGGCACGCCCAGCGCGATCAGGTCCGGTGTGAGCAGAGCTTCGGGCACTTCCTCGCGGGGAGTCTGGGGCTGCGGAGCCGGAGTGGGCAGGATGTCGGCTTCCGGCTGGGGGCTCGGTTCCGGCTTCGGCTTCGGCGCGGGCGCAGATGCGGTGCCGGGGATGCAGGCGGCGATGCCGGCGTAGTCAAAGGGAATCTCGTCGGGCAGGCCGAAGCGATTCTTGGCATCCCAGCAGGGGTGATGCGCTGTGTACATCACCCGGCGGCCGCCGGTGACCTTGTTTTTTGCGTTGGGGGCGCTGCTGCTCTTTTCCACCACGGTCTGGTAGTTGACGAACAGCAGCATGTCGCACCACTCCCGGATCAGCGGCTCCACCTGCTTGGTGGTCTTCATGGTCCAGCGGTCGTAGCTGCCCGCCGCGTCCGGCTGCTCGAACTTGGTGATGGCCGCGTGGGCAAGGACCAGAACATTGTGTCCGGTGTTCAGCACCTCTTCCAGCGCGTCCAGCAGCTTGCCGAACTCCTCTTTCAGATAGGTGTAGCCTTTGCCGTAGCCAAAGCCCTCCAGCCCGTCTACCTTGGCCTTGGCGCAGACGGCATCAATGGCCAGCCGTTCGGCCCAGTCGGCGGTGTCGATGACCAGCGTGCCGCAGGGGATATTTCCCCTGCGCACCTCGGCTACTTCGTCCAGCAGCATGGCCCAGCTGGTGGGCTGGGGCAGGCGCTTGATGTTCAGCCGCTTGGTGCCGCCCTCAGTGTCGATGAACACCGGGTCCGGGAAGTGGGAGGCAAAGGTGCTCTTGCCGATGCCCTCGGGGCCATACAGCACAGTTTTGACCGGGGAATCCTGCACCCCGGCGGTGATGGCATACTTGCTCATTTAGAACGCTCCTTTCGTCCAGCTTCTGGGCTGGGGCTTTTCGGTGACAGGCGGCTCGGCATCCTTTACCATGCCGTCCTCAATGATGATCTGGCACTCGCTGCCGGTGGAGACCCGGGTGGCGATGGCCTGCAGGTGCTCTGCTTCCAGCCAGCGGCCAAACTCGGTCAGGGTGGTCATGTCCATCTGCTCCAGCTTGTCCAGCAGCACAAAACCGCAGTCCGGGTTCAGGCGGCGGACGATGGCGGCGGCTACCCGCAGCTGGTCACTGCCGGACATATCCCGCCAGTGCTTTCCTTTATAAGTAAGGGCACCGTCCTCCACACTCAGCTCAGGCAGGGGCAGGTCGGCACCGTTCAGCAGGGCCATGCGGTCGGCCCGCTTCTGGGTGATGGCTTCGGTGAGCTTGTCGTAGTCGCTGGCATACCGGGCAGCCTCGTCCTCGGCGCGGGACTTTTCCAGGTTGGCCCGGACCTTGCGGTTGGTCTCCTCGATGCCCCGGATGGATGCCTCCAGCTCTGCGGTGGATTCGTCCTGCAGATCTGCGGCAGATTTTCGGGCCGTGTAAAGCGATTCGTTTACTTCGGTCTGCTCCTTCACCAGCTGTGCAAGGGTCTGTTCCAGCTGAACGCGGCGGTCGGCCAGCGTGCGGGCCTTGTCTTCGAGAAGGTCGATGTTCTGCCGCTTGCGCTGGTTCTCGCCGTTGCGGGCAAGGATCTCCTGCTGCTGGTGGATGAGGTCGGAGGCGCTGACCGGTTCTTCCGGGGCATCGGGGTAGGAGATCAGCTCCTCGGCAAAGTGCTTTTTCTGCTGGGCCAGCTGGCCGGTGAAGGTGCGCTTGTCGTACAGAGACTTGATCTCCAGATCCCGGACGTGCAGCTCGGTTCCGATGCCGATGATGCGCAGCAGGATGTCCGCTTTCTCCTTGTCGGATGCTTCCATGAAGCGGGGCAGGTCAAGGGCCAGCGGCTCGATAAAGGCGTTGAGCAGCTGCTGGCCGCTGCGCCGTCCGGTGGGGTCGGTAACGGTCAGGCTGGCGTTTTTGCCCTTGCGCTCCACAATCACGCCGTTGGAAAGGGTGACCTTGAGGTGGGCGGGAGCCACGGCCCCGTCCCGCTGTGCGGCATTGGGGCGGAAGCGGTCGCCGCCCAGGGCCCAGGCAAGGGCATCCAGCACACTGGTCTTGCCCTGATTGTTATTGCCGCCCACGAGGGTGAGCCCAGTGGGGGCAGGGGTGAGCGCAACTGCTTTGATGCGCTTGACGTTTTCGGCCTCAAGGGCCGTGATGGTTACAGACATCTGGATACCTCCCCTTGGATCTGTCCGAGTGTGTGAATGAGCATATTGGTCAGCTGCTCCCGCTGTTCAGGCGGAAGCCTGCGGAGAGACGGGACCACCATTTTGCCGATGTTCTGGAAAGAACGGTCGGCCAGCAGCACATTGTCATAGGAGCTGTGGGCATCCTGTTCGCTGCCGGAAGAGGCCTGTTCCAGCTGTGCCCGCAGGTCGGCGGTCATCTCGGCGGCCATTTCCCTGGCCTGACGCTCCACCTCTTCCTTGTCCACCACCGCAGTGATGGGCTGTTTCTTGAGCGCGTCGTTCTCGGCCTTGAGCTTGTCGCCCCGGAGCTTGGCCGCTTCGGCCATCTGCCGGGAACCAACCAACTGGTTCTCTGCGTCCTTGGCCCGGGCTTCGGCCCTGTCGCGCTCGGCTTCGGCCTTCTGGCGCTGGAGGTTGGCCGCAATGCGGCTTTCGTACATTTCGTTATAGCTCCGTTCTGCTTTTTCTTTCTCGGCTTTCAGCCGAGCATTTTCCTCGTCCAGCCCCTGCACATCCGCAAGGGCGGCATCCAAGTCGTTTTTGGCAGTCTGGGCTTCATCCTGCGCCTTACTTACCATGTTCCACGCCTCTTCCTCCCGGGCTTCGGCAGCAGCGGCACGGTCCTTCTCGGCCTTGATCTGGGCCATGGCTTCCTGATACTGCTTGTTGGTGGTGATGTCACCATTCTTGACCTGCTCCACCAGCTCTGCAGGGGCGCTGGGCTTTGCTACGGCATACAGCAGAGTGGGAGACAGCTCCTTCAGGATCTTCTGCTGGCGGGGGCTGCTGCCGTCCAGCAGTGCCGAGACCTGCAGCAGCCGGTATGCGGTATCCTTGGTGATGCCGATAGATACGCACCATGCCCGGAAAGTGTCATCTCCACGATTGCCGTGCTTCGAGTTGTCGCATTGTGCGACAACTCCACATAGAGCATCGTGAGCCACGGCAATGGCATTGCCCATGTGGACAAGGCCGCGCTCGGCCATCTGTTTGCCGTGGCGGTATTCGTCCTCGGCAAAGTGCAGGTCCTCCACGGTCTGGTCAGTCAGGCCGGAATAATCAAACGCCGGGCGCATTGCATCCGGCACGGTAGTTAGGGGCTTGTCCTGCATGGCACCAGCTGTTGATACAGAAGAACCGCCCGCCGATGCGGCAGGGGCCGATTCGCAGTTCTGCAGGGATGTCGCGGGGGTCGATGCGCTTACATCCGCCCCGCTCTCCGAGATGGTCGGCGTTGCCGCTGTGGCAGTCGGGACAGCATTCTCTGCCGTAGTCACAGCAGCATCCGCATTCTGGGCAGGTGCACATGAGAGAATCTCCTTTGCTTTTTTGATGTCGGCAAGAATCTTTTCCATTTCCTGCTGCGGTGTCATGTCCCTGCGGCTTCCATCCGGATTGAAAAACTGACCAAACAGCTCTCTTTTTGCGGCAACACCTTTCAGATTCTGAGTGCATGTGATTGTCAGGCAATAGCGCCCGTCAGACCCATAGTCCGATGCACGAATATCTTTGGAGAATGAGCCGAAAATCTCTCTGTCTGGATAAGTGTCTTTGATCCATGCGGAGACCTGAGACAGAAAGTCGAAGTCCAGACTATGCACTCGACAGGTGCATTTGTCCTTGATAGAGCCAGCGAACTCTGACGCATAAGTGAGGGTCTTGCTCATCCGGCACTCGTAGCCCCGAGTCTCCCGGCTGACAGTTCTAGCACTTTCATCCCATTGAAAGTCTCCGTATGGCATGGCATAGGGGCATCCCCAGCACTCATGGCCGGGTGCGTAACCAGATAGGCGGTTTCCAGTGGTACTGGCATCGGTGGATTTCTTCACTCGCCGTCCGCATTTGCAGATATAGGTGGTCAAACTCTCACCTCCGTGCCCTTCAGGCGGTCCAGCATCTCGGTCTGCACATCCTTGTTCATGGGCTGGATGTTGTTGCCCTTCCAACCGTAGCAGAGGATAGGCCCGTAAAGCTGGCGGCCTCGGTACTTCCGGTTGAGCAGGCTGGCGGGCTGGA